TAAAATCCACACAGGATGTACAAGCAACAAGAGCAAGAAGTAATACAGCAGGAGAAGTTGCTTTAAGTATACAGCCATCAGACAGTACAATACATTATGGTTTTCGTATAGACCAAGCAAATAATTTTTTAAACATTGACAGAGTTGATAGTGCTGTTAATTTAATGAAATTAGATTACAATGCTAATGCAACTTTTTTAGGCACTACTAAAGCAACTACATTTTTAGTTAATAGAACTTCAGCAGCTGGAGTTGGTGCTTCATTAGGTGATATTAACGGTGTTGAACTTGGACCAGGGTATTTAAGTTTAGCAAGAGATGATACAGCAGACGCTAAACAAATAGTTTTTGAAAAGAATGATGGGGAACATAGTTACTTACAAACAACAACTGATGGCCTTGAGATTAAGGGTAATGGAGTTCATTTTAGTACAGATGACACTTTTGTTTCAAGTTACAATTATACATTTAGAGATGCTGTAGGTATTACTAATCCTAATGCTACATCCGCGGCAAGTAACTCTAATACAGTAATGTCAATAGGAGCAAGATCCGGTGGTACTGTACATACCTCATTAATAACTACAGGAGCTATTGGAATTAATGAAGCATCCCCAACAGCTACGCTTCAAGTAAATGGAGACATAAAAATAGGTTCAGGAGCAGGTTCAGGTAGTGATTCAAATAATATGAGTATTCAAGTAAGTAACGCAACTTATGGTGATACTGCTAATTTAGGATTATTAGTTAGAAACAATGGTACAAATGGAGAGTTTGCTCAAATAGGATTTGGTTATTCTGAATCTAAATGTCCAGTAGTTATTGGTTCAGTAATAACAGATGGTGGAAGTGCTACAAAGGGAGACTTTATAATAGGTACAAGAACTACAACGACAGGAAGTGATGCACCAACAGAAAGGTTGAGGGTCACAAGTGCAGGCTCTGTAGGAATTGGAACAAACTCACCTGGAGTAAAATTACAAGTAGTTGAAAGCACAGCTAGTTGGACAGGTGATTTTAAGAATTACACAACAAATGGCTATGGTTTAAGGGTAGATATGAGTGGAGCAGGCTCAACTAATGGTTATGTTTTTGCAGCTTATACTCCTAGTGGTACTGGACTGTTTTTAAAAGGTGAGGGAAAACTTGGATTAGGAACTACGACACCAAATGGTATTTTTAATGTCTCTAATGGTGGTGCAAATGGTTTAGAAGTAGATCCAACTCAAAGTTCAGGAACAGCTACTTTGTTGCAATCATATAACAGAAGTGGTAGTGCATATACTACAATGAGAATGAACGCAGGGGGGTATCAACTACAGGTTGCTGATAGTACAAAATTTGAAATTGATTCTAGTCATATTATTAATAACAAAACAGTTAAAGTGGATTCTTATCAAAGTGGAACTACAGTTCAACAATTACAACAATTTAGTATGTCATGTACGGCGGCGGCTAGTGGGGTTGCAAAAAATATAGTTTCAGCAGGACACACACACGCTTTACACTTTACCGTAATAGCAAAACAAGACACTTCTAATGTAGGTACTATGACTGGAAATGTAACAACGGCTTATGGTGCATCTGCAGGAGTATTTACAAGAGCTTCGTATATAGGAAATGTAACGGCAATAGCTGTCGCTTATAATAATACTGGGTATATGTTAGACGTAACTGTGACTTATAGTGGAAGTGCACCAACTATTTATGTTACTGTATCAGGAGCATCTACTTCTAATATTGCACGAAGTGGTAGTTGTTCACCTTAATAAAAAATTAATATTATATTTGTATAAATTAAAACAAAAAAATTATGGCTAAAGACACTATAACTTATTCATGGAATTGCAGAATGGTAGATTGCTACCCAACTAAAGATGACAATACAGATGTAGTATATAATGTTCACTGGACTTATACAGGCACCTCTTCTAAAAAAGATGATCAAGGCAATTATTATGTAGGTAATATGATTGGCACACAAGTTTTAAATACAGAAGAAATAAGCGATTTTATTCCTTTTGCTGATTTGGATAATGAGAAAGTCACAGAGTGGGTTACCACAACTATTGGTGAAGATAGGGTTAATGATTACAAAACAAATATATCAAATCAGATTGCAGATCAAATCACACCTCGATCAATTACTTTAGAAGTTAAAGAGTAAATTTTTTTTTACTTTTTCTTATTTATATTTGATTATTATTTAACAAATATAAATTAACAAATTATGGCAACAACAGGCGTTTTTAACGGAACTAAAATTTTGTTTCAAATATCTACAGATGATGGCGCAAACTTTACAACTGTAGGGCACTCAACTTCTGCGTCAATAAGTTTTTCAATGGACACTCCTGAATCAACCTCCAAAGATAGTGGTGGTTATTCTGAAATAATAGCAGGCGTTAGATCGGTTGAAATTTCTTTTGACGGTGTGGTGGCATACGATGATTCTTTTAATGTTGACAATTTTGTCGACCATATAGTGGGACCATCTAATGGCAGAGTTAAAGTAAAAGCTAGTTTTGGAACAGCTACTTCAGGTGATAAGTATTATACGGTTGATGGATTTTTCTCTAGTTTAGAGTACAGTTCAGAGGCAGAAAGTCCTGTGACTTATTCAGGTTCTTTTGTAGGAACTGGAGCGGTTACTACTGCAACTAGATAATCTATATTTTTATATTTCTTATTATCAAATCTTTTTTATAGATTTGATTAATGAACAAAGAAAGAGGTTATTATTCTATTGACTTGGGGGGAAAAGAAAGAACCCTCCATTTCAGTATGAATTTCTGGGCAGAGTTAACAGATCATTTAAATATCTCATTACAAGAGTTGGGCGAAGCTTTCAGCAATAAAATGGCTATTTCAGGCATTAGGGGAATAGTATATTGCGGTATGCTTGCATATGATCGTGAAAACAAAAATGAAATAGACTATGATGTTTACGATGTAGGGAATTGGCTAGAAGATTTAACTCAAGATGATATTAACAACCTTATTAATTCAATGATGCAATCTAAAATTTTAGGCAATAAATTAAATGCTGGAATTGAAAGAGATCAAAAAAAAAATCTACCGAAGAAGACTACAACTGGTCAACAATAAAAGATTATTATATCGGACAAATAGGGATTCATCCAAAAGATTTTTGGATTAATACTTTTCAAGAAAACTATTTAATTTCAGAAAGTTTTCATATTAAAAATAATTTACAATGGGAGCAGACAAGATATATAGCTTGCATGATTTACAATATGAATATCAGCAAAAAAAGTCAGGCTAAAAAACCTAAAGATTTATTTCAATTACCACAAGATAAAATCAATGTATATAGGCCACCTAAATCTACAAAAGAGGAATTTGAAAAAATGAAAGCAGACATAGAGTGGTTACAAGAGAACAACAAATTTAAGGAACTTAAATAATTATTATATTTGTTTTAAAAAATCATGGCGAGTTTTATTATACCAGTACGGATAGATGCTAAAGGAGTCACTAAAGGCTTAAATCAAGTTTCACAAAAATTTAAAACTTTTGGAAAAAATTTAACTCTCGGAGTTACTTTGCCACTTGCAGGGCTTGCAACTGCCGCTTCGAGAATGGCATTAGGGTTTGATGAGTCAATGACAAAAATTAATACGCTTGTAGGTATTAGTACAAGCGAGTTGCAAGGCATGAGGGGAGAGGTGATGAAGATAGCAGGCGCAACTGCTCAAGCACCTGGAGCTCTCGCAGATGCTTTATTCACCGTAACTTCAGCAGGTTTAAGAGGTAAGGATGCAATGCAAGTTCTTGAAATGGCGGCAAAAGCAAGTGCATCAGGATTAGGAGAGACAAAATCTGTTGCACAGGCACTAACGGGTATTATGCAGAGTTATGCTAGTTCAGGGATGACAGCTTCTAAAGCTACAGATATTTTAACTGCGACTGTTAGAGCAGGTAATTTAGAAGCATCAGAATTAGCACCAGTATTAGGTAGGGTTACAGGTATTGCCTCGCAAGTTGGAATATCTTTTGAAGAAGTTGGATCGTCTATTGCAACGTTTACAAGATTAGGTGTTAATAGTGCAGAAGCTGTTACAGGTTTGTCAGGAATCTTAAACAGTATAGTAAAACCTACAGACCAAAGTAGAGATGCTTTAAAAAGCCTAAATATGGATATGGATGGCTTAAGAGAATCGATCAGAGAAAAAGGGCTTGCCGCTACTTTAGTGGATTTAGTTGCAAAGGTTGGTGACAATCAGGATGTAATGGGGGAGTTAATTCCTAATGTGAGAGCATTGTCTGCTGTTTTAGGTACTGCAGGGGCACAGGGTGAAGCATATATAGAGGTCGCAAAAGATATCGCAAACTCTACTGGTTTAGCTGACGAAGTTTTTGAAGATACTGCAAAGAGTTCAAGCTTTCAATTTAAAAAATCATTAAACCAACTTTCGGTTGTTGGTACCGAAATTGGTAGTATGTTATTACCACCACTTGTTAAAGCCACTACGTTTGTAGGTAATTTGATACAGTCATTTATGGGTTTAGATAAATCTACAAAAATGATTGTATTAGGGTTTGCAACTATTGTCGCCGCAATTGGTCCTGTTATGACTGCTCTAGGGTTTTTAATATCGCCTATAGGTTTGATAATGGCAGGTATTATTTCGCTTGGCTTAATAGTGAAAAATAATTTTGATGCGATATTAGGTTTTGTAACTACTGTGATAAACTCATTTATAGATTTATATAATAGCAGTTTATTAGTTCGTAAAGGAATAGAGGGCATAAAGTTTATTGCAAAAAGCGTATTTGGTTTTTTAAAAGCAGGCATTTTAAGTGTTATTGACATATTCAGGTCTTTTGGTGAAATAATAAAATTAATATTTCAAAGAAAATTTGATGAAATTCCTGATTTAATTAAAGGGACTTTTGATAAGGTCAAAGGAAATGCTACAGAATTTGGTGAAGATGTTGCAGATAATTTTACTGAAGGAGTTCAAAACACTTTAACTGGAAAATTAGAGCATGTCACTACAGAAGGTTTAAAAACAAGTTTAGGTAATGCTGTCAATAATGTTAAAGATAGTGTCAGTAACATGGCGATGTCTCTTGCTGAATCGCTAGGTATTGGTGCAGGTGATGAGAAAAGCGCAGTTACAGTAGCTTTAGAAGAAGAAAATAAAATCATAGAGGAAACACTTGAAAAAAGAAAAAAAATTGTCGATGATTCAGGTAAAAAATTACAATTGTCAGCAGAGACAATGGAAGATTTAATCGTAAACCTTAACAGTCAACTCGGTGCAGGGTTTGCAGATATGTTATCAGGTTTAGCAGAGGGCATTGCAAGTGGTGATAATTTAATGAGTTCTTTTATAGGCATGCTAGGGGGCTTTATGGTCCAGATAGGAAAAATGCTAATATCATTTGGATTTGCACAGATGACTTTTTTAGAGGCTCTAAAATCTATGAACCCATTTGCTTTAATAGCGGCTGGAACTGCGCTGGTTTTAATTGGTTCACTTGTAAAAAGCACTATGGCTAAAAAGGCAAAAGCTTTAGAGGGTGGTGGTGTTACTGCTTTTGCAGATGGTGGCATTGTAACTGGCCCTACTCTTGGTTTAGTGGGTGAGGCAGGAGCAGAGGCAATAATTCCTTTGGATAGATTAGATAGCATGATGGGGGGGCAGAAAGGGGAGTTTGTTTTAAGGGGACAAGATTTAGTGGTGGCTATGGAAAGAGCACAAAATTTTAGGTCAAGAATAACAGGATAAAAATGTCATACGGATTAAGATTTGATGATGATTTCTTTGATGTGGACGAACACAAATGGAAATTAAGAATTTATAAGCGTGATTATGTAGGTAATACTGAAAATAATACTTTGACTTTAGGAAGTGACCCAGTACATATTACATATGAGCAAAGTGGTGATGATTTTTTCTCGCCGTTAATTGGTAGTAATTGCAAAATACAGATGTATGTTACAGAAGATTCAGGGGGAGCTTTTTGGAGTACAGAAAGCGATAACTGGGAAAGTGCAAATTTTTCATGGGAAGAAACAAACTTTGATTTTGTGCAACCAATAGATGATAGAGAATATAAAATACAAATATTATATGCACATAGTGGTGGATCAGCAACCTCTACAAGTGCCAATAAACTTGTAGATGATACTGCAAATTTTTATGCAGATGCAAGTGTAGGTGATTGTGTTTATAATTTAACAGACGGAGGTTTTGCTAATATTACTGCTATAGATAGTACTATACAAATAACAGTAGATTCAAATATATTTTCTAGTGGCGAAGAGTATTTATTATACAAAAAATATTGGACAGGATTTATTATACAAGATCAATATACTTTACCGATGATGGCTTTTCCTTTTATGTTAGAGTTTTATGCTTCTGATTTATTGGGCACAATAGATGGGTACCAGTATGAAGGTACTACAGAAAGACCTTCAACAATAGAGGTTGTCAAAGAATGTTTAAAAAATATAAATGAACAAAATGGTTCTGCAGATGTTGGTTCTGCTTTACAATTCAATTACCAAACTTTATGTCGTATTAAGCCTAATACAAGTGTCTCAAATGGTGATCCTTTTTTACAAACTTTTATTAGGAGCAAAGAAGCTATGTTCGATGAAAACGATATTGCTGTGGATTGTAAAACAATACTTGAATCGATTTTGTCTATGTACAATTGCAGAATGTTTCAAAGGGGTGAAAAGTGGACTATCATTTCAAATGATGCTCTAGCTTTAAGCAGTTTTGTTGGTACAGGAAAAACTTTTACAAAATATGATTATGATGATGTAAGTGCTAGTACAGGAGCAGAAACTATATCTAGTATTACTCAAAACATGAATAGTTCAGAAAGTGAAAACTCTATACAGCCGTTAAATAATGATCTTTTAAAAATATTAAAAAGACCATGTGTTACTACAAGAACAAACATAAGAGTGGGTGATATGTTATTCAATGAAATTACAAACGGTAATTTCGAAAGCGTGACTTCTCCTTCAGGTAACACTCCTACGTGGGGACGTAACATAAGTAATTGGACTGTAACAGGTGGTGCTTCTACTAGTAGTACTGTGTATGCTGTTAACTCAAGCGCTGTGGATACTTCTTCGTGGCCTGTAGTTGTTTATGGTATTGAGCCTGCATCAGGTGTATATTCTGTTTTATCGTTAGGAAATCAGGCAAGTGCTAGTGCTTTTAGTACAGAGATATTAAAAAATACCACTGGTAATATTGGTATAATAGGGGGAAATATAAATTTTAAATTTTCTAGTTTTGCTATGGACCCTGATAGATCAGCATCCGATCCTTTATTAACTTCAATAAGATACCAATTTAAGGTGGGTACTGTTTACTGGGATAATGCTAACCAAGTTTGGACTACAAATGCTACGGCAGGACGAAACACAATTGTTGGTAGTGTTGCGCAGGAATGGATAGAAAATACTGTAACTATGAGCCAACCACCTGCTGCTGGGGATTTAGAAATAATATTATATTTAAGCGGTGAAGATGCATATGAAAATGCAGATTTTAGAATGTATTTTGACAACTTCATTGTAGTTCCTGAAACTACAAATGAAACCTTTAGCACTAAAGTTGTTTTAACTAAATCACCATTTAATGATAATAGTGGCGTATTAAAAACTACAGAAGTGAGATTCGGACAATTAAATGATTTAATTTATGCAAATACTTTAGTAAATACGGCAGGTACTTTAATATCTAGCTATACTCATTTTGATAATACAATTATTTCTTCTACAATGAATTTAGAAACAATGATGAATGTATTAAGGTTAAATGATTTAGCTGTTTCTAATGATAGGTTTGAGGGTACTTTTAGAAAAGTGAATAAAATCAGTATACAACCGAGTGGTAATCGGATAAATAAAGCGAGGCCTATAGACTTGTTGACTAAACCCAAATTGGCATTTACGAGTGTAGGGTTAGATAATGAGCTTGCGATTGATTACATGAGCTTTAATGTAGCAAAAAACAGATATAAATTAAGAACTCATACTCCAAAGAATATTACTAGCGATACACCTATAAATAATAATAGCGATATAAGGTTCAATCGTAACTTCTATCAATTCAAACCAAAGTAATTATTTTTTATTATGAGAAAAATTCATTAAATTAATTATTTTAATTATTATTTTTTCTTGAGAAAAAAATAATAATTAAATAATTTAATAAATATTTTCTCTCATTATATAAATTATCTTTTATAAAAAAATATTATTTCTTTATAAAAATTTTTTATTTATCAAAAAATACTTTATCATTGTAAATAAATATTTTAAATATGGTACTTAAAAAATTACAACTGGAGTATAGATTGAAAGAGTTAGAAATTACAAAACAAAATCTAGCTAGAAAAATTCAAGTCACTCCAATGACACTACAAAATAAATTTAAAAATCCTGATTCATTTAAACTTTCAGAATTGCAAGACATGGTGAAATGCGGATTTATAAAATCATTAATTATTGAATTATGATACAAGATACACAGAGGCAAATAATACGTCAATCATCGCTAAAGGCTTCGATTGATTTTTATAAGTTGAAAGGGGTTACGGATATATCGGAAGAAGATATAATTAAAACTGCTTACAATTTTGGCTATTGGTGTGCTACTGGCAGTAAAGTCGGAGAGAATAATAACAAACTTTTAAAATAAATTATATGAGTAAAAAATTATATTTAGGATGGGGAAAAAGCATGAATGGGAAATACGGAGATTTTTGGAACCTTACATTAGACTTGGGGAAAGTGTCAAACAATCCTCATGTTATAAAAGAGCATAAGGGAAAAAAATATCTAAATATTACAATGAGTAAATTATCTAAACCATTTGAAGATGGTTCAGATGTTAGCTTATCTTGGAATGATTTCGTTCCTGAAAAGAAAGAAATACAAGAAAATAGTGGCACAGATAATGTGCCCTTCTAATACACTTTATTAGTTTATTAGCACCTGATTCTTTTTAGTCTTTTTATAGTCTGATGTGTTTGGGATGATGGTGCTTTTTTTTATTATGAAAAAAGTTAAAGACAGTAATCATGATTATCATGCTCACAAAAGCATAAGTGCTAGCGGATTAAAAAGTATTTATAAAAAATCTGTTTATCATTATTTAAATCAAAAACCTTTTACTTCGAAATCAATGAATTTCGGAAATGCAGTACATGATGTTATTTTAGAAAAGAAAACAAAAAATATTAAAGTATTACCAGAGCTTAATTTAAAATTTAAAAAGGATCGAGAAGAAAGAGATATTTTTATGCAAAAAAATATCGGTGATATTATTTTAAATCAAGAAGAAAAAAAAGCTTTAGATAGAGTAATTAAAAATTTTGAAGAACATGATGATGCTCAAAAATTAATTAATGATTTGGATGAGGTTGAAAATAGTTATTACGGTAGCATAGATGGAGTTGATGTGCGTGTAAGACCTGATGGCGTTAAATATGATTCTCACATAGTAGATTTAAAAACTACGGCAGATGGTTCACCTAAAGCCTTTAGAAATCAAGCTTATAATTTTGCTTACCATTTGCAGGCTTGCTTTTACTGCGAAGCATTAGGATACGATCCTAGAAATTTTAGATACCTAACTATTGAAAACAAATACCCATATAATATACAGATATATTCTATGAGTGATAACATGATAGAGGCAGGAAAATATGCATGGCGATCTGCTTTTAATTTATGGAAACAATATTTGAAAGATGGAAGCATGGGGGGTTTTATTTGGGATGATGTTAATGATGATGGCAGTTTAATGTTATGATTGATTTAAAAATTGAAGATGATTTAATTATTCACAGTAAAATGCTTATTAAACAAAACAATTATGGTCAAAGAGGTTTACATGATGGTAATAAAAGAAAACAATTTATTGGTGTTCTTGCAGAAAATATTGTAAGAAAGTTTTTAAAAAAAGATTTAATGAGTGTAAATGGGAAAGATAGTGGTTATGATATAAGTTATTTTAAATATAAAGCTGACATAAAAGCTATGGAAAGAAAGGTAAGACCTAGAGAAAATCATGTTAATAATATTTTAGATATACAAATGAAGCATAAAGCTGATGCTTTTATTTTTTCTTCTTTGAATGTGTCAGAAAAAATGCTTACTATTTGTGGATGGATTCCTAAAAAAGATTTTAAAGAACTCGCAAAGTTTTATAAAAAAGGAACAGAAAGAGTTCGAGATGATGGAACAAGTTTTAAAAGCTTTGCGGATTTATGGGAATTAGAAAATAAATATTTATACCCTGTATTATGACAGCAGACGAATTAAGTAAATATGAAAAAAGAATTTATTACGGTACTTATCAAAGTAATAAAGTTATACGAACAAAAATTGATAGTCTCATGAGACAAATGGCAAGCTTTGAGTGTACTCTAGGGAATGATAGTACATATGAAGAAAGACAAGAGGTAAAAAATAAACAAATAAAATTACTTTTAAAAATAAAAGAATTAGACGAACTAAAATATGATGTATTAAAAAAAGTTATATGATAGAATTTCTAAAACATTTTTTTGGTTTCTGTGGTGAGGTATGGCATCCGAATATTTTTAATATTCTTGCTGTATCAGGATCGTGGCTATTTGCTATGTATATGATAAGAGAAAAAATTTTAAACTATATAAATAATAAAAATGACACAAAAAGAATTTGATAAAATAGTTAAGCAATTAAATGACTATTCTTTTGATATAATGAGCAATAAGAGACCAGAATACACAAATGAGTCGAAGGATGTACTTGAGAATTTTAAAAGCTCTGCAGAGAGATTAGAGACTACTGAATTGAAGATTTGGGGCACGTTCTTTGAAAAACAAATTCAGTCTATTTACGCTCATTTAAAAAATGCTAATTTAAAAAAGTCTGAACCTATACACAGTAGGTTCGCAGATATAATTAATTATTGTTATTTAGGTTATGCACTATTTATAGAAAGAGGGGATGAGAAAAAGAATAATTAAAATTATTGCAATTGTGCTAATTGGTGTGTTATCTTTATTTTATGTCAGGGAGAACCTCACGAAGAAAGGGACACGATTACGAAAGAGCGATACGGAAAGAGTTTAGGGAACTCGGTTGGAAATATTGCGAGACATCGAGATATGCCAGTAAGGCAATCGATGATGCAAAAATTGATTTAGTGAAAACTGATCCTTTTGTAATACAATGTAAGTCAACGGCTAATAACCCTAGTTACCATAAGATATTAGATCAGATGAAACCAAACATGCCAATGTTTAAATTAATATACCATAAGAGAAAAGGCGGAAGGGAATATGTAATTATGGGAAAAAATGACTGGCTTGAAATTCTAGAAATGCTGGTTAGCAATCAAATAATCAAACCATACTAAAAAAAATTTATATTTATATATAATTTTTTTGGTATATACAAAAATATACTTTATATTAGAGGTATGTTAAATAAAACAAATATTAAAATGGAAAATGTAAATTATAAAAGAGAAGAAGCTTATTTATTTAATAAGCAAGTTAAACCTAACAAGGAAAGAGTAGACATTCTTTGGGGTATTTTATCAGAGGTAAAGGATGGCAAATTTGTTATACCTTTTGAATGTAAAGAAGAATTTGATTTTTGTGAAACTAAAATTGATTATAACAAATTAGATGTTGGTCAAAAATCAGCTTTGCATAATATATCTACTTTGGTGGTACATAAAGAAATAAGTGCTTTTGATAATATCTTTCCTGAAGATAGTGATGTTAACGAGTTAGTTTATTTAGTTTCTAGAGGAAACAAAAATTATCTTGTAAACAATGAAGGGTTCTCTTATAGCAGATATATAGTTGAAATAATTAATTTCTAAATTGAAATATCAGTTACAAGAATTAAAAAAGATAGACTCTATTTGCAAAAAGTTCTGCGAATGGAGTCAATCAGAAACAGAGGCAGATATGTGGATAGATATCCACAATAAAACAATTAAACTAAAAACATATTATGAAACACATAAGCAAAATAATAAATAAGTATAAGCAAGAAAATAAAAAAGCTTATAGAAAGCCAAATGAATTAGATGATTTATTTAAGGGATTTGGAAGCATGTACAATGGGATGTATAATGATAAAAGCAAAGACAATGAATAGTGTAATATTTGAAAATGATGTTTTCTTATTTGAATGTTTTTTTAATTTTCAGATAGGGGATAAAGGGGACAATTATATTCAACCTGATGATAATGATACTTTGAGAGATGTAACTCTTTATATTATTGGATATCATAGCGAAGATGGGGTTAAAAGAATGTTAGACTATCCTGCAGATGCTACGCATATAATTTCTGAAAGTGTAGAAAAAGATATGCACGATGCAATAGAAAAAAAAATAACAGAATAATTATGAAAAAAATAATAATAGAATTTTTATTTCTTGTAATGCTTTTTGGCATTACTTGGTTGTCATTAATATTAGTATCATGAAAACTCCAAAATATATAACTATTAAAGAAGTAGATGCTTTTTATTGTGAGAATAGCAGAAACGATGTTGTATTTGAAGGTATGACGTATGCAAATGAGTTGTATAGTATAGCTATACCTATTCATGAAATAACCGATTCACTAGATTATATAATTGAGGCAAGGATAGAATATATAACTTTAAGAAAAAAAGAATTATTGGATGAGCAAAGGAAATTAAAATCTAAATTGAAAAAATGGAAATCTCTGAATTGATGAAAAATCATTTTTTAGATTCGTGCAGTAATAACATGCACGATCTAAAACATAGAAGAAAAATAATTGATGAATATAAAAAACAGATTGATATATTAAATGATTTTATTAAATTAGAAGATCAATCGTTAAAAAGATTAGAAAAAAATGATGATTGATTTTTCATTGTGGTTAGTTTTATTTACAAAGGGGGCAAGCGTGGACAAGAAGCGTGCAGGGTTACCAAGTCCCAACCCCTTTTTTTCTTATAAATTTTTTTATAAAAAGTATAAAATATTTTGTATATACCAAAAAATACTTTATATTAGACTCATGTTTAATAAAACTAATAATAAAATGAAAAATTACTTAAATAAATTAATTGACGAAAAAGGGTTAGATAAAGAAATTATAATTGAGGTTGAGGGTGATTCAGGTACAAACTTTATTCCTTTGGGGGTTGTAGTAGAGCATATAATTAAGATGCCTAATTTTATCAAAAGAAAAATTAAATTGACTTTAATAAAAGTGGATTTTTTAAATGGTGATGTTATGGATTATTTCACTTATTTAGCTAAAGGAATTGCAAAATAAAAAAAGAATTTTAGATAACGCAAAAGTTAAAGACAATGCTCAAAAGCTGATAGACGACTTTCAGGGTTCGGAGTCAGCTTTTAGGTTTGTCTATGAGAGCAAAAAAAGGTCAGCTTATGCGAGAAAAATAGATGAAGACTTTTATAATGAAGTTATAAGGGTTCTAGAAAAATTTTCTAAATATTTAATTTTAATTAATTCTAATAAAATGTTTCATTTGTGGACATATAAGAATGTAATAAAATCTCACCATGAAAGTATTTCTAAATTATGTGATCAGGTAATAAAAAAAATAGATAAAGAAAATGAAGATTAAAGACTTTGATGATATCTTATTAAAGGATGATAATGCAAATGATTGCAGAGAAGTGTATGTTAATGATATAAAAGACAATTTATATGATTACTATAATGAGGGTTACCCATTAGGGGAAACCTCGCAAATCAAAAAGCTTGATGAAAATTTTAGATGGCGAGAAGGCTTTGTGTATTGTTTTAGCGGATATCCTCAAAGTGGGAAGAGTGAAATATTAAATTATTTGATGGTGTTAAGAGCAAAGCATTATGGTGATAAAGTTGTAATGTATTCACCAGAGACAAATACTTCTGAACTTGTGCTAAATTTGTGTCGGTCTTATCTTGGTAAAAATGTAAATCCTAATTTTGATAATATCTGCACAAAAAAAGAAATGGAAATGGCATTAACTTTTGTGAATGATCATTTTGTGTTTTTAGAAAATCAGGATGAAATGCCTAGCATTAAAACTTTAGTTAAAACTTTTCAAAGATTATCAAAGAAGGGATATAATAATTTTTTAATTGACCCACTTAACTGGGTGGTGGAATCAAATGCTGGTGATAGCAATAATTTATATCAGTATCTGAAATTAACCTTAACAATATTAAAACAATTTGCTAAATCAAGTGAAAGCATAATGGTATATGTAGAGCACCCTAAAACTCCGCATGCAATTAAGGGCAGGATACCTAAAGCGACGGCATTCAGTTTGGCAGGTGGCACAATGCACTTTAATAAGGTTGACGGCATGGTGGTGATGCATAGATTGACTGATATAGATTTAGAAGAAAAAGTGAAGAGCGGAGAAATTTTAGCAAGGATGCTAGAAAATAAAGAAAAACATATTAGATTTGTTGAATTCGAGACTGTCAAAATGAAATCACAAAGATTAAATGGCATACTCGGTAGTTGTATAATTGAATACGATATAATAACAGGACGATATAATTAAATAATTATGACAAAAGAACAAGCATTACAAATTATTGTACAAGTTTGCGAAAAAGGTAACAAGGCAGGCTTATTTACTTTAAGCGAATCTTCATTAGTTTTAAAAGCTTTAGAGCAATTTGGTGTATTACCTCCTGCTGTCGAATCAGTAGAAGGAGAGAATGATGTACAAGAGAGCGAAGCTAAAGAGATACAAGACTAAATACAGATTTGTAGCAGATAAAGAAATTATAATTGGTAGCAGTGATGATCTATGCAGAACTGCTATTTCTTTTTGGAAATGTTATAAGCATGCAAAAGATAAAATAATTTCTTTTGATCTTGATAAAACCAAGAAAATAAATTTTAATTACTCATTAAAATTTTCAGACATAGATAATAAAAAAAAATACGAATATCAAGATAATATTATTACAAGAAAGGAATTTATCCTACTTTTAGGATGTGATACCTAGAGGTAAGGATAAAGTAATATTAGAAATAGAAAATTTTATTAAGCATAAAAAGAAAAAAGCAGAAAAAAATCTTTATGATTTTCATGATGATCTAGAGTGCTATAAAATGATTTATGCTCTTGCCGAGTGTTTCAGGGTAGACGAAAATCACAAAAGAAATAATTTAAAAATCGAAATATTAATAGACGAACTATGGGTTTTATATTATTATTTTAAAAATAATATAGATGGCAATAGAATAAATTATAATAATATTGTAAATAAATATAGTAATTATGAAAAAACAAATTGATGTTAAAAACATAAAAGAGAATCCTGAAAATCCTAGATATATTAAGGATGAGAGATTTGACAAACTAGTTAAATCGATCAAAGACTTTCCTGATATGTTAGAAAAAAGACCATTAGTTCTAGATGAAAACAAAATGGTTTTAGGTGGTAATATGAGATTAAAAGCAATAAAAAAAGCAGGAATAAAAAAGGTTTGGGTAGATATTGCAAAAGGATGGAGCGATGATCAGAAAAAAGAATTTATAATAAAAGATAATATCGGATACGGCGAATGGGACTGGGATATTTTAGCAAATGAGTGGGATATGGATGCATTAGATAACTGGGGTTTAGAGGTTTTTATGAGTGAAGATGATATCGAGGAAATGAAAAGCCCAGAGAATGAGGATACTGACTTTGCTTTTAGTCAAGAGTTAGATGACGAGTGCAATTATGTGGTTTTAAAATTTAATAAAGACATAGACTGGTTACAAGCAAAAACTTTGTTTGGTTTAAAAACCGTAAGAAGCAAGAGAGCAGTCGGTAAGTCATGGAGCAAAGGAGTGGGCAGAGTATTGGATGGAGTAGAGGCTATAAACAAACTAAAACAAGAATGGAATTAATTAAAAAAAAATATGCTTTTAATGAGTTTTATATAAGAGATAATAAGAGCGATGATTGGGTTATAAAAGAAGTTATTAATCCTGCAACATACCAAAAAGCATTAGAAATTAATAATAATGATATTGTTTTAGATTTAGGTTTAAACATAGGTGCGTTTTGTGTTTTTTGGGGATATAAGGCTAGTCTTTGTTATGCATATGAGCCTGAAATAGAAAATTATAAAATAGCAAAAAAAAATATAGAATTAAATAAAGTCAAAAATTGTCTTTTATTTAATACAGCTATAGTAGGTTCAAATAAAAAAAAAATTGATTTTTTTGTAAGTATGGGAAAAAGAAAAGATGGACATTCTCTTTTAAAATTTAGAGGAAGAAAAAAAGTTACTGTTAAAACAGAAAACATTAATGATGTATTAAAAAAAACAAAAGCTAATAAATTAAAAATAGATATAGAGGGAGCAGAATATGAGGTAATAAAAGCAATAAAAAATTGGAATCAGATAGATGCTATAATTTTTGAATGGCACAAAAATTTTTTAAAAGATGTAAATAATATTAAATTAAAAGAAATAGAAAAAATAATTAAAACAAACTTTCAACATATCAAAGGTAATTTTAATACCAATGGATGGATGAATATAATAAGTGCTAAAAAATGAAAGTAAAAATATTTGCCCCCTCATATAAAAGACCTGAAAAGTCAATAACTCAAACTACGTATCCTTGCGTTAAAATTGTAGTTAAAGAAAGTGAGGCAGATGAATATATAAAAAATGGCAATGATGTTGTTATATGTCCCGATAGTGCTCAAGGTAATTTATGCAGGGTTAGAAATTGGATTTTAGATAATTGTTATGACGATGCAGATTGCATTGTTTTATTAGATGATGACTGCAGAGGTGTTGGTCGTTGGATGAATCAAAATAAAATAATATTTGACGAAAAACAATTTATAGATTTTGTAAGTAAATCTGCTGATTTATGTGATCAATTTAATTTTAAGTTTTTTGGCTTGAATTGTATTCCTGATGGAAGGGCATACAGAGAATATACGCCTTTTAGTTTTGTTAAATATATTGGGGGACCGTTTCAAGGTCATTTAAAAGACAGTAAAATAAGATATGATGAAAGCTTACCACTTAAGGAAGATTATGATATAACTTTACAGCATGTTTATAAACACGGTGGAGCGTTAAGAATTAATTACGCTCATTATGAAGTTAAACAAGCAGAGCAAGAGGGTGGCTGTGCAACATATAGAAATTTAGAAAGAGAAAGAGAACAATTTTTTCTATTACAAAAGAAGTGGGGGAAAGATATTATAAGAAGAGATAAAAAGAGTAGCAGAAGTTTTGATTTCAATCCTATAATGAAAATACCCGTTAAAAGTATATAATGAAAAGCAACAAAATACAACACAATAAAAAAGCGTTAATCGAGGCTCTTAAAAAATCTTTAGGAATCGTTACGACTGCATGCAAGCAAGTCGGAATCGATAGAACAACTTATTATAGATATTATAATAATGACAAA